ATAATCGACAGCGATCAACTCAACAATCTTTTTGTGGATTTGGACTATTGGAGAATCAGCCATTTGACCCACCAGAAATATTTCTAATTCCCCAAATATCCAATCGGTTTAAAAGTTGAGGAAGTACTCTTCTGTTCACTTCATCGTATCCCCTTTTTAAGAAGAATCTCCCAACAAAGTTAACATTGTATCGACTCGATCCAAACTCGACAAATTTGGAATAGAAAGCCAAATCACTACCAGCCTGAACAGAAACCCGAAGAGCATCTCGATCCTTTCTTATGTTGGCCGTTATGCTTTTCCAAAGGTTATGGGTATATCGATTGGGTCTATTACCTGCCCCATTATAGATCGATCCTTGGGCATTCTCTTTAACATGCTTGGCATATTGATCTTTAATGGTCTGGCCTATTTTAAAAACATGAGAATCCAACCCATTGGATTTTCTCATCATCATTTGGCTAAACTGTTCTAAGGTCATAGTAGCCATATCAAAACACCAAGCTTGGTGTTTTCATTTTGCCCAAGTATTCTTTGATCTCATAAGGCATTGTCTTAGGGCTTATTCTTACAGTACCATTACTCTGAGTAATTTGTTCTTTGCCTTGGTTTGATTTATTTCTATGCAACTGAGAAGCCCAGACAGCAATTGCATGTTCGAGATCATCAGGAGCAGTAACAGCATTCCAGCCACAGACAGCGACAACTTTATTGGCTCGATAACCGTTCCGAAAAAGTACTGTGGCAGTATTTGGATCGAGATAGACTCTTCCAAATGTTGAATTAAAAGTGTATTTTGTCGCATCAATAAGAGTAGAACTACCATACTGCCGATCGATGTCGGCATGTATGGAAGTAATCGAAGAAATGGGAGCCAATGGCAATTGCAGCGTATAATCATCGTAAGAAGTTGGGCCATCTACAAACATTGTATATGTTGCTTCCGTCAAAACAGGATTAGCCGTTCCATCAGGAATATAGAAACCTAAATACCTTGCCACAACAGACTCAACACGGTCGATCAGATCGGTCAGTTGTGTGTCTGCTCCCGTAGTTCCAGAAAGTTCCGGCAGGTATTCTTTCAATGTTGATAGGCTACAAATTGCCATTGGTTAATTCCTATCCGTCAATATTGTATTGATAAGCGACATTCTTAGTAGCAGCAGCATCAGCAGAACCCATAACAGATCGCAAAGAAGCAACAATTTCGTAACTGCCAGAAGCGATCGTCTTTTGACTTTCAACTTGTAGACCTCTACGAAGATATTGAACATATGAATTACGATTGAAAATTACATAACCAGTTTGTGTTTTGGTTACGTTATCGTAGACACCCGCAGCATTCAAGTCGGCTGTCATATAACGGCTAATCACGACAGGCATTCCCAAGAGACTTGCTACTTGACCCGAAAGCACTGTTGCCTGACTACCCATTTTATCGAGGGTGGAAAGCTGCGTCATATCAAGAAGGTTCCGAACGAGAAATTCTGCTGAAACGACCATAATATTGTCTTGGGTTGCTGCTCCAAATCGATCCATCTCAGCCAAGGCAGAGACAACATCAGAAAACAAAACATTTGCTGGTGCTGCTGGGGTTGATCGGGTTGCTTTTGAATCGGCAAGTTTACGGAATCCATTAAAAGACAAACGATGATCCGTTCCAGCTGCTGCTGGAACTACCCAACGTCCTCCAGTTGTCCAATTTGCCAAATCATCCATACCCCCAGTAGTATCACCGTTCAACATACAGTCTTCCCATCCTTCCTCTATACTGGAACTGATGTTGCGACCCAGAATTGAGGCCAAGGCTAAGGCGGAATCTTCACTGGCTGCAGTGTCCACTAGGAAACGAACAGCCATTCCAGCCATATTGATAACAGTTTGACCAGTTGCTACAGTTGAAGCAGGATAGACATTGGCTGCTGCTCTTGGATCATCAGTTGAGATCGTAGATTGTACGTAGGGTTGACCGCCTCGGGTAAGAGTCGGAATAATAAGACTTCCTCTTCCAACTTCTTGAACAGGCAACAAAGATCGCAGCCTCAAAGGAGCCTCATAGCTCTCATGAAGCTCGGTTATGAACTCGGCCTGTGACCACTCCTGTCCTGCCCCAGCCCCACCAGTATAGGCTTTTTCAATTCCAGCTTTAACAGCATCGGGAGCAGTTGATAAATGTCGTTGAAGTTTAAGATCCAACTTTGGAGTATGAGGATTAAGCATTAAACGACGAGCAAAATTACGCTGTTTGGTGATATCAATTAAACGAGCCTGCCATTCATTGGTTGTTTCTTTATCATCGAGAAGTCCTTTAGCTTCGATTGTAATTGCACCTTGACCGCCAATGTTGATCTGCTTCTTTTCTGCTCTAAGTTGAAGACTTCCATCCTTGCGAATGTACTTTTTTAGATCAGCATCTTTTCCAGTATAAACAGTTGGGGACTTGGTGTATGCCTCTGTCATTTTACGCTGTGCCAATTTCAGATCTTCAATCTGGGTTTCAATTTGGCTAAGTTTGTTCTCACTGTTTTGTTGATGGCTTCGTAGGTTATGAAGGATTGTCTTTGCTTCATTAACCAAAGCATCATTTTTTTTCATATCAGACATTAATATCTCCTTGATTTGTGTGTCTGTGGTTTAAAACAAAGACAAAATCGAGGCAAAGGCTTTGGCCTCTTTCTCTTCTTCGTCTTCTTCTTCTGAGTTGTAAGATAGATCCTCCTTGAATGGTGGAATCTCCAAACCCAATTTGTCATAATATTTGGCGGCTACATCATAAGCAGCTTTTCGATCTTCATCGCTGATTGATGGTTCTTCTCTTGAACCATTGATCGCAGCAACAGCATTCCCAAGTTGATCCCTGAAAACATACAATCGCCCATCTTCGGGTATAGCATTCTCGGCATTGTCTGGATCTCTCATTCTGCCAATAATAAACTTATAGCCCTCTTTTGTTTCTGCTCGATCGCTATCAAAATAAAGATGGGCCTTCTTGTATCTTTCCCAATCCCCATCTCCAAGGATATTGTTTTCTATCTCTGCTCGATCTTGATCCTGTGGATTGAATGGTTCATCGGTAACAGGAAGATCGGCAAACTCAACATCTTTTGTTTCAATGTCTTCTTTGTTCTTACTGATCGGCTGTTCAGTACTCAATTCCTGCTCTTCCTCGCCAGCTGGAAGCTCTTCTTCTTCTAGTTCTGGCTTCTCGGCTTTTTTGAAGGCAATAATATATCGGCCATCTTCTTCAAGTATCTCTAAAATATGCTTTGCAACTTGACGGCTATCAATATCAAACTTCTTAGCAGCAATAGAATTGGCTTCTGGATTTGCTGGAATGGTTACAACTGAAACCTCGAGCAATTCGGCTTTGTTAAAGAAAAGACCATTATCAGATTTGTACTGATGGCCATCAGGTAGATTGCTTCTTTCTACTGCCTCAATAGCATTAAATCCAACAGAAACAGAGTTAAGAAAACCAGCTTGGCACTTTCGCCCAATCTCGGCAGCATGAGGATCTTCCATATCAAACTCAACATCAATTAAGAGTTTGCCGTCGATGACATCCACTTCACCTTTTCCGATTGGCATAGCAGATGCATCATGATTGAAAAGTATAATTGGATTTGCATTGTAAGCAGTTAAGTCCCAACCATTTTGGGCTATAACGTCCCCATATCTATCTTCGGCAGAAGTTGAAGCCACAAAAGACATTGTGATCTTAGTATTATCTTTTGTCTCATTTGGTGCATCAATACGAACAACATTCAAACTTTTCTTTATCATGATTTATCCCCAACTCGATTATAAATGAAAAAACGTTCAATTGCAAGAATTACAATAATACTAAGTGATCAATGTCTCGTTTCCTTCGCTATCGATAATGATTGAATCTATTGTACATCGGCAATTAACGACCAAATCCATATCAGAGAAACCCCCTGGATATTCTGAACCATCGCCATTCCAGATCCATTTTTCACCTGATGGGATTGGTCCTTGTTCGCCAAACTCAACATGAGCTTCTCTAACTCTGTTATCCTGCTGAGTTATCCAAACCTTATAAACCATGATGCCATCGTCTCCAGCTTGATCCATTGAGTTTGACATTGATTGATTAATCGTCTTGGTTGCTTCTGTTGCTCCAATCCTTTGAACTCTGGGATAGGCAAACTCTGTTGAGTTAGAAACGCTTGTAATAAGCTCGGATTTGTTAAGCCCTTGGTTGTTAGACTTTTCAATTAGCTTTCTCATGTTCTTGGCTGTTGAATCAGAGATAAAGTCTGCCGATTGATTAATCAAAGATCGAAGTCTATCGCCTACATTCAATTCTGGGGTATCTCTGCCGATCTGTTCATAGATCTTCGATAACTCTTCCTCTCCTATATTATAGTAAATATCTTCATAGAGATAGGCCAGTTCTTGGATAATCCTTTTCTTTTCAAACTCTTGAGCCTCAATCTCTGCCCAGTCTAAAATCTCAATACTCTTAAAAACAAAATCCCCATTAACAATTGATTTGGTTTCCTGTTCTTCTGTGTATTTTCTTACTCTTTGGATATATCTTTGTTTTGCTCCATTGAGATACTTGGCATATGCTCTATTAAACTTTCTCTCTGCTGGGCCATGCTTTGTTGCTATCCAGCTTCTCCATTTTTTGGCTTGCATTTCTTTTGTATAGCCTTTTGGGGTTGGCTGGTCTTCCAACAATCGAAGAATCATTTTTTCCGATTTATCATCAATGATTACTTCTTCTTTGATGTCTTCTTCTGGTTCTGTTCTTGGGCCAACTGGAGCAGATGGTAAACCCTCGTAGCTATAGGCATCAGCTACAGACATTCCATTTGATATGTGCATAGCTATTCTTTGAAGTTGTGAATCTCTTTGTGCTTGCAATGGCTCGATGTCGCTGAAGTCATGTTCTATTCTTAAATCCTTATCAAAAAGCTTGGCCAGCTGGGAAAATAGAATGTTCATTCGTTTGGCTCTTTTCTTTTGCACTTCCCAGTAGGTTTTGGATTGATTAAAACTCGAGGCATAGTTTGAGGTTGGCAATCCAAGCACGGCAGGAGGTGTCCCAATAACGCTACTGATTACCTCTCGAGTCATTACACGAACAGAGGACATCTCCATTTCTCGAGCAGAGATCGCCAAAGGCTTAACATCTGATTGGCCAGACAAAACCAAACAGCCACCATTTGAAGAGCTTAGCTTCTTAAAGTTATCTGCTATTGATCTCCTCATCTCAGATCCCCAGACATCGGCCTCATCTTTTGGGCTGATCAAGACTGATGGAAA